TATCCCTATGAAGTATTCAATATGCTGATGTCCCGGCTGTCTCTTCCAGGCTCCAAAGCATGGGCTACCATGAACCCTGGCCCGCCTGCCCATTGGATGAAGAAGAATTTTATTGATCGAGCCGATGAGATCCGGGCGCGTGTCTGGAATTTCGAGCTTGATGATAATCCCTTCCTGACTCAGGAGTATAAGGACTGGTTGAAGTCCACATATACCGGCCTGTGGCGCAAGCGCATGATAGAGGGCAAATGGGCGATAGCTGAGGGTGCCGTGTTTGGCAACTTCGACCCGGACAAGCATGTAGTGAGCGGTAGGCCTGTTGAGAACATGGACCAGCTCAGGATAGGCATCGACTACGGCGCGAGTAATCCGACGGTTTTCTTGAAGGCGTGCAGATATAAGACCAAATGGATAATTACAGATGAATATTACCACCGCCCCAAAGAGCAGAACCAGAAAACCAACTCGCAGTATGTGGCCGATCTCCTGACCTTCAAAGGCCCCTTGTATCCGACCAGCATCGAGGCTGATCCTTCCGCCGCGGCCTTCATCTTCGAGGCTCGCAAGGCGGGCTTGAACGTGCATGGTGCCAATAATGACGTTCTCGGAGGTATCCAGAAAATAGCCAATGCTTTGGAAGCCGGTACACTTCTGATAAGCGATAACTGTCCTAACCTCATAGAAGAGATGGGCAGCTATTCATGGGACCCCAAAGCGGCAGCCCAAGGTATAGACAAGCCCATCAAGAGCGGGGATCATGCGATTGATGCACTCAAATATATAATAAATGCAATAGGTTGAAAACATGGTACTAACTACACTGGAAGCGATATCAGACGGCGCAGCGTGGCCAATAGCTTCAGAGCAGGCCAGAATGGACAGATACGCAAAGAATGCCCTACTCTATGAGGGCAAGCACGGGCAGGTCTGGCCGGAGCTGAACCCATTCCCTGAAGTGGCCAGCAAGCGCAGTTTCAATGATCAGCCACAATACGACCGTAATCGGGTAGACATGGCCGTAAATTGGTATAAGCGCCTGACGACCGTATTTGCAGATCTCCTCTGTGGTGAGCCCTTCAAGGCCGCAGCAGACCCGCAGGCAACCGCAGACCGGATCATCAAAGATAATGCCCTGGTCCTGAGCACCTATGATCTCACAATGGATGTCATCAAGAACGGCACCGGGCTCTATAAAATCCGATTCGATAAGAAAGGCATAATCGAGGTTATCAATCCCCGGCTGTGGTATCCGATAGTGAGCCCCGATAATAGTCATGAGGTCCTGGCTCACGTCCTGGCCTGGAGTTTCAAAGAGGGGGATGCTGAATATGTCCGGGCTGAAATCCATGAGCGCGGCAAGATCAAAAACAAGCTCTTCCAGCTTGCAGGCGGCAAGCTCCGGGAGGTTCCCTTAACCACCATCGCCAGGTACGCGAACCTTCAGCCCGAGGTGGAGACGGGAATACCTGAGTTCCTAATCATCCCTGTTCAAAACATCTTGGATAACTCCGGCGTCTATGGCATGGACGATTATTCAGACCTGGATGATTTAGTCAGGGAATTAGAAAAGCGCTTGATCCAGGCGAGCAGGATCTTAACCAAACATGCAGACCCGTCAGTGTCCGGCCCGGCGAGCAAGATCGATATCGATCCCTACTCAGGCGAGGCGGTTGTGATTGGTGGCGGCCAGTATTACGGCTACAATCAGGGCGAACCCGCGCCTGCATACATGGTGTGGGATGCTCAATTACCAGCAGCGTATCAGCAGATGGAGCTAATCATAAGGAAGCTTTACATGGTCTCGGAGCTGTCCCCGGCTGCCCTTGGAGAGCTTAAGCAGGGATTAGCGGAGAGCGGATCAGCTCTCAAGCGGCTTATGATGCCCACCCTGGCAAAGGTCAATAGGCTGAGGCTCCGGCTCGATCCTGCCATTAAGGACGTTCTCAGGCTCACAGCAGCCCTTGAGGTTGTAGGTCGGGCCCCTGGAGCAACTCAGCTAACCAATATTCAAATAACGTGGGCTGATGGGCTGCCAAGGGATGAAAAAGAGGTTGTGAACCTTGAAGTCGCCAGGAAGACAGCAGGACTTACCACCATCGAAGAATCTCTTAAGAGACTCGATCCAGAGATGAGCGGGGCCGATAGGAAAGCAGAAGCAGCAACTATCAGAGAAGAGAACCCGGTGCTACTGTAGGGTGAGTGCATATAACATTGCATTTTTCCTTGATCCAGGAAAGACCGGGTAAAATGCTCTTTTCCTAAGGACTCATTCCAGAGACTATATGCACACATTATCGACAATTGCCCGATATCGAAAAATCGCAACCCATCAGCCATAATTTACATTGTATTTCCTGGAGCGCAGACCCATAGGTTACGGGCTCAGATGTATATTTATAAAAATAATCTGTTCCCCTGTACGGCCTTGATGGCCATATCTCCTGCTATGAATAACTTTTTGGTCATTTTCCTAATTGTGATAATATTCAAAATTATTGTCCTAAAAGGATACATTTATATATTTGCAGCTACATTGATATATCTAGGTTAACGAGATCCGTAAAATTTCGGGATAAATATGGAAGCTGACGAAAAGAAATTCACTCAAGCCGATTTAGACCGGCACATTGCAGACCGCTTGCTGAGAGAACGGGAAAAGATCGGGGATATCGAGGCTCTGAGAGCTGAGAACACGTCCCTAAAAACCACTCTGGAGCAGGAGAAAGCAACCCGGCTGAAGCTTGAGGGCGATCTATCCGCCCTGAACATGAACGACCTGAAGGCGAGAATAGCCAAAGAGGTCAACCTTCCAGAGAAGCTTATACCGCTCGTCCCTGGCAAGACCGAGGACGAACTCAGGGTAGGTATGAAAGCGTTGGCTGAAACCATCGGGCCTGGCCCGGCAATGGGTGCCGGCACAAATCCGGCAACTCCAACACCTCAGAGATTTAGCAAGCAGCAAGTTGAGAGGATGTCCCCGGAGGAGATCACCAAAAATTGGGCAACCATCGAAGCGCAGCTTAAGGATGGATCGCTCAATAAGGCAGGTTAAATAAATGTCACTCAATAATTTCATAGCGCAGATATGGAGCGCTAAGCTCCTGGAGTCTCTGAAAAAGGCTCATGTCTATACTCAGTCCGGGGTTGTGAATACCGACTATCAGGGCGAGATAAGCGGCAAAGGCTCTGTGGTGAAGATAAACAGCTTCGGAAGCGTCACCATAAGAGATTATGTCAAGGGCACCCCTATCGAAGATCCCGAAGAACTTGATGATGCCCAAACAAGCCTTGAGATCACCCAGGCCAAATACTTCAACTTCAGCGTTGATGATGTGGACGTTGCACAGCAGCAGCCTAAGGTAATGACTGCGGCAATGGGCCAGGCGAGCTATGACCTCTCTGACGTAACGGATACCTACATGGCCGGGCTGATGTATGCAGATGTGGCGGCTGATAACAAGATCGGCACCGATGCCAGCGCCATAGTACCGAACGCCACAGCAGGCACCACCGCCTATGATTACCTGGTAGATCTGAGCACGAAGCTCAGTGAGGCGAGCTGCCCGAAGCAAGGCAGATGGGTTATCATCCCGCCCTGGTTTACTGCCCTTCTTGCCAAGGACGATAGGTTCACCAACATAAGCGCCTCTGGCAGCCCTGAAGCTCTCAGGAACGGCATAATCTCCAGGGTGGCAGGCTTCGATGTCCTGGAGTCCCTGAACGTCCCCACTGTGACCACAGACGGAGACGTAAACAGCAAGATCATAGCCGGTCACGGCATTGCTACATCCTTCGCCGAGCAGATTAACAAGGTTGAAGCATACCGGCCAGAGAAAGCGTTTGCGGATGCCGTGAAGGGATTACACCTCTACGGTGCAAAGGTGGTTAGGCCCTCATGCCTGGCTCTCATGACTGCAAGGGCGGTGGCTTGAATGAGCCCCAAGTCCTTCCTCGCCTTCCTGATTATTATCCCTCTGCTCCTGAACGCGGGAGCCCTGGCAACCAGGACGGTCATAAGTGAAACTCAGGCTGTGGCCGATTCTTCCGCCCCTCATAATGCATGGGCCGCCCTGAGCAGCACCACAGGCCACTATCTGAACTATACCGTGGATGGAAAGCAAATACTGCTTGTAAATACCACAGCGGCAAGCACGCATGGAATCAACGTAACTGTTGAAAAGGGCCCCTTCTGGAGATCCAGCCTTGGAAATGCTACCTTTACCCTGGCAGTCAACAAAACCTACGTTCTCGGACCCTTTGAAAGCTCCAGGTTCAAGCAATCCAATGGGCAGCTTTACGTTGATACAAACGCGACCCGTGGCCGTATCATAGCCATCAGACTGCCCTAAGGGGCACTTCTTTTTTAAGGGGTGATTTATACGACTGATTATATAACAGTCACAGAAGCGAATACCTATTTTACAACACGCCTCAACTCTTCTACTTGGACCAATTCCACAGCCGGAGACAAGGCCAGCGCCATAAGAATGGCAACTCAGGCCATAAACAGCCTTCCTTTCAAGGGCCGGAAGTACGAACCTGGCCAGGCAAACGCATTTCCCCGATACATCCCACTGGCAAGAGGCGGTTATTACCTGGCAGAAGAAGACGATTCAGGCAACCTTATCACGCCTCAGATCGTGAAAGATGCATGTGCCGAGGAGTGCCTTGAGCTTTTGACCTCCGGCAATTCCAGCAGGCGAGCCCTGCAGAACGAAGGGGTAACATCCTTCAGGATATTGGAGCTATCTGAGACCTTTGCAACACCCTCAGAAGTTCCCCGGCTAACTTCCTTTGTGGCTAGGCAATTCCTTAAGCCTTTCCTGGCCGCCGGAGTGCCGATCTTATGAGCCTGATTGATAACTATCTCAACCAGGTAGCGCAAAAGAAGATCTCGACCCTATGGACGCTCTACAACGATCTGAGCGCGGCAACTCTGGTCTTGACCGGCACTGCTCCGGCTGTGACGTTTAGGTGCAAGATTACCCTATCTGCCAGTGATACACATACCGATTGCGCAGGAACCGTCACGGTGAATGCCGAGACGCTCACATTTACAGCGGCGGCCACCAAGACCACGACCACCAACTTGATCGCCCTGCCCACCATCACCACAGCAAACATTGACTGCAACGTTAAGATAACGTGCATCGATACCGGAGGAGCTGACATCTACTCAGTTACCTATACGGACTTTGATTGCAGATGGGAAGATGTTCAGGTTGCATATGTGAACTCCTCCGGGGTCTGGACTCAGAGTAATGCAAAAGTGATAGCCAAGGCTGCTTATGTGGTAAATGACACGATTCGCAAGTATGGCACGACGACCGAATATCCCATAAAAAAAGTGATGACAGGGCCAAACCTTTCGGGGACAGAAGAGTTTAGGGTATTTATACTTTAATGTAGGGATGGAGAAACACTTTTCTTAGGGAAAGGCTCTTACAAAAGTTTGCAAGCCGAACACAACAAGATAATTGTCCATTGCAAAATCTATTTTAGTTTCATCGCTTTCACCATCGAATTCAATAAATAGCTTATATCTCAAATCTTCTAAGAAAGATTCAGATAAATCCTCATCCACCGAGTGCGGAATGTCCTGGGTTATTCGACGTAAAACATCATCTAGGTCCTGGTAACGCGCTTGAGTCGTTCTAATATATCGCTTCCGTGCATCATACTCATCTAATGCAATTTGCCTTAATAAACGCGGTTCAAAAATATGGGCAAATGTCTCTAATCCGATTGGGATCGAATCTGCTCTAAAAATACTAACATGCAATAAGGCCTTGGTTATCAGGCCTATGACAATGGCCTGTATCCAGGTATTGCCAAGCATTGTTGTCACTAAGCAAGAATATAATCCAAAATATTGCATACACCATAAAAATGCTATACTAGCAAAACCGTATGCTGCACCATAAGCATATAACGAAGTGGAGTTGCGTAAGAAACGAAAAGTCATTGCATATTGATTCGATAAAAGTTCAGTTAAAGTAAAAACAAACGCGACAAAAAAAGCTAGAATATAGTGTCCCAGGCCTATCATTTAAAGTCACTATGCTTGCCTTAAACGTAGGCTACTGAAACCATGTCGTCCATTAGGTGAACTATTCCCCTTTTTTGAAGCCCTGCAAGGTATTTCCTTACCACAGGGGCGGTGTATCCAATTTCTTCTGCAAGAAATCCGATAGGGATGGCCTTGTCATAATTCCTGAGACAACGCACGATCCTCATATTTATACCCGAGCCACGGGTCAAACATGGTGTATTATGCATCAGTGCCACCTCGTCTCCTAGTTTTTATCATCATTAATCCAGACCGACAAACTAGTGATTTGAGTTTTTGATTTCTACTATTATAAGGCTATCGATACGCGTATGATGCTCAATGCAGCCTGCTAAATTCGGTATTTATAAGATCGGATCGGTCTTACAATGATCTGTTTATGATCATAGTAGATCAGAATCGCATAGAGCTAATTTGATGTAGATAGATCTTTATCCGATCTTCACACTAATCTATAGAACGGAGGGAGTTTCATCTGAGAGTCTATGCCGAACCGGACGATCTCACCGTATCCGAGATGGATCGGGTTGCGATCGAGAAGGGGATCACAAAGAAGCAATTGGTGCTAGAGGCTATTGATCTTTACCTACACCAAGATAGATCTGAGCTTGATCAGGCTATAAAAGATCGCGATCTGGCCAGATCTGAATCCGATCAAAGATGGAAAGAGAGCAACCAGATAAAGAGCGAGCTGAACCAGCATAAACGTGAGCTTGAGGCCGCAAGATCGCGAGAAGATCAATTCCGATCAGAGGTAGAACAGGCCAGATCGGAGAAGGATCAAGCATCTATCGAGGCTGTGGGGTTGCGTCGCGATCTGGAGCACTACAAAGACACTCTCAGGCTGAAAGATGATGAGATCGCTTTTCTACGTGCTCATCTAAGCCAGATCTCCGAGAAGATCACGCCTGCATTGCCACCGTCGCAGGAAGAAGCGAAGGCTAAGCACTGGTGGCGGTTCTGGAAATGAATTTCACTAGGAGAGTTGCAGATGAAATGGATAATTTTGATATTGGCTACATTGATAGCTCCAATTGCCGTATCCGGCGAAGAAGACATAAGAGTTGGACCTATTATGATCGGGATTGATCTATCAGCTTTCAATAATACTAGCATAAACTATTATCCCGACAATACATCACCGCCTATTGCAGTAACTGACTATGACGGTTTTTGGTTTGAAGAGCATCGAGCTACTATTACAGGCGATGAGAATAAATCACTGGGGTTGGTGTTCCGCAATTTTGCCAACGATGTGCATCCAAATAATTTCTTAGCACTATATGACATGAGCGCATTAGACACAAACCATTACGAAGGAATTAGTTTAACAGCGAGATGGATCCTCTACAGGGCGGATAGTACCCCAGCAGGCATTTTAGTATACAGCGAGCCCTATCCATTTATCAATAATACTCATACATTCTTGAGTTATTGGCTATCTGATAGAGAAGAGCTTGTCGTTACTTCACGTGCTCTAACATGTGAAGAATTGAACTCAACCATTAATTCACTTTACATAGAAGGCTATAAGGAAAATGAAAAATTCCTTAACATAAATATGCGTTGCTCGTGAGACGGGGCTAAGAGCTGGTGACAATTTTGGAAACCGGCTTTAATCCTTTTTTAATTATAATTTCTGTAACACCCTAGAATACACTATCTTCCGGCGCGATGGATAACGTAGGACCCGCATACAGATTGATTGAAAGCCATTGAATAAAAATACGTTTGATCATTTGTCGAGGAGCTGAGAAGTGTCTTTTGCTGGATTGAGTTTTCCTGTAAACATACGAATCTCTTTTTATATCTCACCATTCTATTATCGAATTGGTGTTGGTAATATGGAAGATTCAACGCAAATCAATAAGCCATGTGTTTTTTGTGAGAATACGATCAAATACGATCGGAAAAATTATACAATAGTAGGGCAAAACGAGTTAACCGGCTCATCCATAGGATCTAAATGGATCTGCAAAGACTGTGCCGAGAAGTTATTCCACGCTATGGAGAATAACATAAACTCGATGATACCGACGTCAGTAGACAAATATATGAATAAAAAAGTGAAACGCTAGATGTGGATGACCAAACTCTCCGCAACCTTTTTCTTTGCGTCTTCTTTTTAGAGATGGTATTCCGGGTCAATACCATTCGACCTGAAAAAGTTCTATGATGTTTTCTCAGAAATTGGCAAGGATGTCAGAACTAAATCGTTGCAATTGGCAACGGTCCGGGACAGATATCTATCAAACGGAAAAAATAATATTCGCCTGCTATCCTTCAAATATTTTTATGTCAAAACATGGAAATTTCTACTTTCTACTATTTCGTAGAAAATATTGAGATTAGAGAAGCCTTCTTGTTATTTATATATATTTTACTTTATTCTATCTCTATCTCAAACTAAGGCAATGCAAACTGATCCAAACTTAGCATCCAAGTTGGAATACGACTTTTAAACCACCATTTACTGGTATTGGTTCCGGGCCATAAGGTAGAAACTAGAAATTTCTACTTTTCTCCAATCATTTCTTTGTGAAGTTCGTGAGCGATAAATCCAAGGTCGAAATGATTCAGCCGGAAAACCTTCATGTTCTTCTTTCGGGGATGCCATCCGAGGGCAAATCTTGGATCATTCCGGGCGATATCAGCGAGTTGGGAGATCCTGCGATGGGAGAGATCCAGAAGTTGCTCAACCTCCCAAAACGCCATGTAATCCCACTTTTGACCGGATAGTTTTGATTGATTTTCGCGATCAACCAGAGCTTTAACTATCTCGTCCAGGTGGCTCGCGACCTTGGGAGAGTACTCTTTTGGTGGTTCTGGTTCTGGAAGTTCTAGTTTTGTGATCCGCTGCCTATCGTATGCTATATCAAGGCAGAGCCTGGTAATTTCCTGTTCTTGCGTGGACTCAAGGGCGGCAATCTTGGTCTTAAGGTCCTTGATTTCATCGAGAATAGGGTTAATTGCCTCTTGGACGGCACTTTCTATCAGACCTTTAAGTTGGTCAAGGGTTAGAGAAATAACGGGTTCTGCTTGCGGTACATCGGCTTTGGGTGATGTCCCAAAGGTATTTATGCTTGCTAAGGCTACGTTATCCATACGCAAATCGCTTCCTTATGCGAATTCCTGCCAGGGTGGTGAGACACCCGAGCAGGTCCGTTTTTTATTTCTACTATTATTACCGAAGATTATTTCAAATTATTATAAAGCTATGTATGGCCGAAAGCATTAATAGAATTAGCCGCTTTGATATCCATGTTCATGCACCAACGTGAACAGTCGCGGGTAGTGAAGTGAATTCTTTGCTACCTGTTCACTTTCATTCTTCATTTCTTCTCTTTGGCAAGACATTTTTCGGCTAAGTCGAGAGCGCGTGATAGGGCTTCCGCCATCGAATCCCCGGCGCGCCCGAAGTTCTTTACTCGGTCTAAGTCTTTGGTGTAAACTCTCATTTGCATTGTCTTTTCTGCCATGTTTAGTTTATTCTGTATTCAACACATTTATAACTTTCTGTTGTAATTGTCCGATGGTTATAAATACATTGAATACATAGTACATATTGGTGCATGAAACATGAACGGAAGAAATCTCTTAGAAGGTCGAACTGGCCCGGTAACGCAATCAATCGAAGCCGTGAAAGCTCTCTTAACCTGGAAAGGCCGCGCGGTTGACCCATTGCCTTCTGTGGTCGAGTTTGCAAATGAGGGCGAAGAGAGCCGCTTGGTGCTGGTTCTGTCGAATAAGAAGGATGTCTATTATGTCACGACCGCGACTAAATGCAGTTGCCCGAGTGCGGCATATCGCGGCGGGCCATGCAAGCACATGAGAAAGCACTTCGGCGCGAAGCTGGAGCAGGTGGAGGCGGGCAGCATCCGGCCTACTGGTGGATGGGTAGGGCCAAATGGAGA